TTGATGAGGTCGGTGCGGGTGACGGAGGTCATGATGCCGTAGGTGTCGGCCGAGATGGTCCGGCTCTCGTCGCTCACAGCGGCGTTCTTGAGCTCGCCACCGTTGGCGACCTTCTCGAACTTCATGCCGCCGTTGAGCCGGTACGAGGTCATCGTCTTGAAGTCGTTGACCGAACGCACCGAAGAGATCGACCGCCACGAGCTTTCGACGCCGTTGAAACCGGCGAGGAGGAACTTGTTGACGGTGCTCGACAGGATGCCGGCGATCGAGTGGGTCGCCCACGCGGCCTGCATGATGGGACGCAGCGTCGAGGCGGTCAGGCGGCGCGGGCCGTCGTAACCGTTCGCCTCGGCCGCAGCGACCAGCACTTCGCCGAGGCTCGTCGACCGCTGCACCTTGGCAGCCGCTTCGAGGGTCTTGGCGTCGTAGTGCTTTTCGATCTGCGGAAGGCCGCCTTGAAGGGCGAAGGACGCTTCGATCACGGCCGCCTGGTTCTCAGGAGCCTTGGAGACGTGAACGGCCGGAGCCGCCGGACGCTCGTCGCGGGTAGCGGTGAGCTTTTCCATGTTGGAAACCTTCTGGGTAAGGGCTTCGATCTGTGCCTTGAGCTCGTCGCTCGAACCGGCTTCGACCTTGGGGGCTTCCACGGCGACGCTCGCCGGGGCTTCCACCGCAGCAGCCACGACGGGCTCCTCGATGGGCGTTTCGCTGGCGTTGTCCGCCATGGTTTGCTCCTGGGCCTCTTCGGCCGCGATAGAGACAGCCGTGCTGCGATCCGCCCCGAGCGTCACGAATGACGTTTCGCGGAGAGTCGACGCACGGACGATGCGAACAGGCCCAACGTGGGACTGCCCGTTTGCGGTTGTGGCCTGGTCTTCGCCAAACTTGAGATGCCGACCGACATCGGCACCGACGCTGGCCTGCCACTGGTAGCCACGCTCGGCGAGGGCGAGCACTTGGCGAGCGTTCTCGCTTTCGGCGAGGATCTCGCCTTCAACGATGAGTTGACCGCCCTGCACGCTCGGCACGCCTTGCCCGAGGATCGACCCGAGGGCGTAGTCGTGGCCGATGACAATCGGGATCGTGCTCGGCAGCGACATCCCGGCAAGGTCGATCACGACCGGCTCGCGGCTCCACCCCTGCCGAATCGGCGCGCCGGTGTAGGCCACGATGCGGAACTTCTTCGGCCCCGGCGCGGACTCGCCGTCAGCGGCCTGGAGGAAGGTCACGTTGGTTGAAAGCTTGATGCTGCTCATAGGAACTCCACGAGGTCGAATGTGTCGTCGAGATCGTCGTAGTCGTTCATGCGTCGGCCCCCTCGGGGTCGCCGTTCTCGTCGAGCGTGCCGCCGTAGTTCACTTCCGGTGTGAAGTCGACGAAGAGACCGAGCTCCTTCTGGAGAGCGACCTCGGCCGCCCGCTGCCGCAACTCAACGTCCCACCGCTTGCCCTGCCGGGCGTATTCAGCGGCGAGCGTGGTCGTGTGAGTGCGAAGCCGCGTCTCGGCGGCGTTGGCTTCCTTCGCCGGGTCGACGTGGTCTTTGCCGTCCCACACCCAACCCCAATTCCACTCGGAGAACGGCGGCATCCCGGCAGGCAGCAGGCCCGCAAGCGCGGCCTCGTTGACCCACGCCGACAGCAGACGATCAAGCATCGTCCGCTCGATCTGGTCACGCTCTACGCGCTGCGTCATCGCATAGACCTGGTGATCCATGCGACCGCTGGCGTAGTTGTAGGACGACGAATTCAGAGCCCCGACGTTGAATGGAATCTGAAGGCAGCGAAAGATTTCGTTGAGGATCTCGGTCTTGAAATCCTTGTAGGTGCTCGTCGGTTGCTCGGCCTTCAGTTGGGAAATATCCCAGCCTTCGGGCAGCGTGGTCAGCGTCCGCTTGCTGATCTCCAGAGCCGCGAACGACTCGACCTCGTCGACCTCCGCAGCCGGGGAGTTGCTGTGGATGAACGCAGCCAGGTCGGCCGCCGTCTCCGCAGCGGCGATGACCGCCTCGGTGTAGCGACGCAGTTGGCCGAAGAGCTTGAGAGCGGGGGCGACCTCGGGGACGCCGCGATGCTGGCCCGGTCGCGAGGGCTTGAACCAATGCACCATCTGCGCCGCCGGAACCCGCTGAAACTCCAGCGTGTTGACGCGGAAGTTCGAGCCGGGGTGGAAGTTCAAGACTTGATAGGCGACGACGTTGCCGATCTGGTCGAACTCGACGCCGTCGACCGTGTTGCCCTCGGGCGTGATCGTCGATGCCATAAGCTCGGTCGGCGTCGCCACCATCTCGGCCTCGACGAGCCGCACGTCGAGCGTCACGCCGTTGAGCCGGGGATTCGTGACCATGAGCGCGAACGCTTCGCCGTCCACGACCAGGGCTTCCCGCATCGTCCGCAGCTTGGCGGGCAGGTCGATCGCCCAGCCCCAGTCGAAGAAGAGCCGCTCGACGAGCCGATCCGCTTCCACGTCGCCCGTGTCGAGTTGGAGCCGTGGGCCGGTGCCGATGAGGTCGCACGCCAGCGTTGACGAGATGCCAGCGAGGTAGGAGTTATTTGCGCGTTCGTACCTTGCCCGGTTGCGGAGCGTCTTCCGAACCATCGGCGACAGGGCGGCATCCGCCGAAAAAGCGTCGCTGTTGGCCCAGTGCTTGTAGTCGTCGCCCGCACTGGCAGCGTCGTAACGCGCACGGACCACCGGAACCACCGCAGGGCGGGGCGTCTGCTTGCCTCGGAACAGGTCGAGAAACGCCACTCAGATAGTCCCAGGAGGGATGATGCGATTGAAGCGCAGCCCACGATTTGCCTTCGTCGACGCAGCCTTCGCCGCGAGGTACTTGTCGGCCTCGATGATCTGATCGAGATCGTGGGCCTCGACCTCACCCGCGTCGGTGCGGACGCGCTTCGGGCCGACTGCCGCCTCGGCCAGCTTGTTGGATACTTCGTCGCTCATAACAGCGACGGTAGACCGACACAGGGGGTAGACCGTAGGGGGTCTAGCCTCAGACCAGCGACCACTCCCCGTCACGACGCTCGTAGAGGCTGACCTCCACCGCACCCAGACGCCGGGCAATGTCGGCCGTCACGGGCGAGAAGACCGCGAGATCCTCCGCGCCGTCGATCACGCCAGCACCCAAGAGAAACGCCGATAGCGCCGTGGCTATGCCGCGCCCACGGTGCCGCTCGCCCGTAAACTGCTCAAGCGTCTGGTGGTTATTCCAGACGTGCGAGCACGCCCACGCGATCAATGCCCCGTCCTCGTGCCAGAGAGCAATCGGCGTATCCGACGAGCCATTGCCGTCGAGAACTCGACGCACTTCGAGATTGAAGTCGCTCCCCGGCTTCGTCAGTCGGTAGCAGATGGCGAGAGCGTCTTGGGGCTCCATGCCGTCAACGGTCGTGAGGATGATGCTTGGCATCCTCGCAGCATGGCAACGCTGTCAAGTTCCGAGCTTCTTGAGCGTGATGATCTTCTTGCCGCCCGGCCCGGTTGGGAGCGCCGCCTTCTTGCGCTGCCGCCCGCCCGCCTCCGTCGCAATCGGGTGGACGCCCGCAATCGACGCCGCGACCGCAGAGCCGACGAGGCAGTCGAGCCAGTGGTTATCCCTTCCGCCCATCTTCCACTCATCGACCACCCGGCCACGGGCCTCGGTCCTCACCGGGTATTCGCTCGTCAGGTGCTCGAATAGGAGATCGTGCTGCCCGGCGTGGAACGCGATCGCCTCGGGGTCGCCCATCTGCAACCGCAGGCGAGCCGCGACGAAGGTCTTGTAAAAGTTCGTGTCGTAGAGGCACGACCGCTGCCCCTCGCTGATTTGGCCGACTTTCCAGTTGAGCCCGATGCGGTCGCCCCGGCTTTTCTTTTCGCCGATGGGCTGGCTCGACGCGCCGATGCCTTTGCCGTGGCTCGGCAGGATCGCACCGGCAAACGCCGACCGCCGGCAGAATGTGCGGATCGTCCCGGTGCTCTGCCCCCAATTGGCGTCGATCATCATCTGCGTGATTCGCATCGCCGCCCCGTCCTCGCGTTTCCAGTCACGTCCCATGAGCATTTGCGCGACCGACTCCAGACCGGCGTGGAGCGATGCCTCGAAGCCAGCCCCCTTCGCCGCCTGGGAGAGCGTCCGTTTGGCGTGCTTCGCTTCAAAGAACGACGAAGCCTGGTCAGGGAAGGTGCCGTAGGCCACGACGTGACCGCCGAAGGACTGATTCCACGAGGCGACGAGCCAGAACAGGAGTTTCTCCTGCACGTCCACAAACGCCGTTAGCGTCTGGTGGTCGAGTGGGATTTTCCCACGCTCCAATGTCGTGGCCCGCAGGGCGAGGCTCCGCTTGTCGAGCTTGTCGCTCGCGATGTCGTCGGCGATCGGCGTGTTTTGGTACTCGGCCAGAAACGCCGACTCGCCACGATCGATCCGCAGATTCCATGCGTGCTGGATAGCGGAGAGCTCGTCTTCGTTCTTTCGCTCGGGCCACGCCACACGAGCCCCGGCGTCCATCGCCGTTTGATTCTGCCGGTAGTGGTCGTCAGCCGCCCCGGTGCCAGTGCCGTTCCGCTGGCCCTCGCGCCGCAACTCGGCGTATTGGCTCCAGAGATCCTCGGCGGTCGGCCACTCGTAGACGAGCTTCGTCCGCTCGCCCTGCCATGCCGGATGCTTCGCCCGGTCGAGAAGGCGGTCAGCCAGGTCGTCGGGACGGATCACCGTGATCGTGGCGAGACCGCTGATCTTCGCCCCCGGCCCGGCGAGGCCAAGGATCGCACCGGAGAGGATCCGCTCGCGTGTGGCGCACTGCGACGGCGACCCGGCTGACTCGTCGGTCTGCGGATCGTCGATCAGCACCAGCGACGGGCGGACGGTCTTCCCATCGGCCCGAATGTGCTGGGCTCCTCGGATGCGGCCCGTGATGCCAGCGACACGCACCGCAGCCCCAGCGGACGGCGCGCCGGGGATCCAGGCCAGCGTGATCTGGTCGGCGGTCCATTCCAGTTGCGTCGGATTGCCCTCGTAGGTCTGCCCCTTTGCCCGCTGGCTGATTCGCTCCAGAGCCCGAATCGGGCAGCAGGCTGCCGGGAAATCCTCCAAGAGCAGGTCGTTAGTTTCGAGATGCACCTTGATCACGTCGAGCATCTGGCACGCGATCGCCTGGTCAGCACCGACGAGCATCACAAACGGGCGATGCCCGCAGAGCACCGACCACAGGCAGGCCCAAATGCACAGGGTCGACTTGCCAGACCCACGCGGCATCGCGAACGCGAAGAGCTCGCCACGCAAGACAGCCGCCTCAATCTTCGAGATCGCCGTCAGGTGGTCCGCAGACCACGCCAGCGGGAACGACTCCGCGCCGTAGGTCTCGCAGAATGAGCGGAAGTTTCGCTCGCAGGCCGCGCGCCGCTTGGCGTCCACGACCGGCGGGATCTCGCCAATGTCGCGGGCCGTCGACGTGATCGCCCGCGAACGCTTGCCCGCGTCGGCCTTCTGCTTGTCGTAACGCTGGCGGGCCTTGCTGTCGCGTTGGTTTTGGGTAGACGTGCGTTTCATGCGGGAAAAACCCGGCGATTCAGCCGCAGCGTGCGGAAAAGGCTTGTTTTCTAGGGCGACTGAAAAGCCGACCCGCCCAAGTGGTCAAAAACAGTGTGAAAATAGGGT